CAACCCAACACCCGCTGGCTCGTAGCCGCCCCCACAAGCTCAGACGTAAGGGCGACTGCCTATGAAGGCGACTCAGGGTTGCTCAATGTCATTCCCAAAGAGCTTATAGCAGACTACAACAAGAGCTACCACGAGATCAAACTTGTGAACGGCTCACTCATTAAGGGCATCCCAGCATCCGAGCCTGAGCGCTTCCGCGGTGGACAATGGCACGGTGCTTGGTGTGATGAGCTTGCCGCTTGGGACTACCTGCAAGAGGCTTGGGATCAGATTCAATTCTCCGTGCGCTTGGGTAAGAAGACACGCATACTGTGCACAACCACGCCTCGACCCAAAGACCTGATCGTAGACCTCGTGGGCAGGGATGGAGATGATGTCTGCGTTACTACAGCCTCGACCTACACCAACCTATCCAACCTTGCCCCAAGCTTTCAGAAGCAGATCCTCCAATACGAAGGTACAAAGCTGGGTCGGCAGGAGATCCACGCCGAGATCATCGACCCTGAAGAGTCGGGCATCATCAAGCGGGACATGATTAAGCTATGGCCAACCTCTAGGGAGTTCCCCAAGTTTGAGTACATCTTGCAGAGCTACGACGTGGCCACTAGCGAGAAGACGGTGAACGACCCTACCGCGGCATCCACATGGGGCGTATTCAAGCCTTTAGACGGCCCTATGAGCGTTTTATTGATCGACTGCTGGCAGGACAGGCTACAGTACCCCGATCTGCGCCCAAAGGTCTTAGATGAGTACGAGGTGGTGTATGGAGAGGGACGAGAAAAGAAACGGGTGGACTTGATCTTGATCGAGGACAAGTCAGCAGGTATCAGCCTGATCCAAGACTTGCAGAGAGCACACTTGCCTGTAAGGGCGTATAACCCTGGCCGTGCTGACAAGATGCAGCGCTTGAACGTCATATCCTCGCTGTTCGCTAGAGGCAGAGTCTGGATGCCCGAGAGCAGCCAGCGCCCACGGTACGTTAAGGACTGGGTAGAACCCCTACTGAGCCAACTCTGTGCGTTTCCTGATACAACCCATGATGATTTCGTCGATTCGACATCCCAGGCCCTGCGCTTCCTGCGTGATGCTGGATGGATTGACATTGATGGCCCAGCCCCAGAGGCTTATGACGAAGACGATTACTATGACAGCGGAATGGCTAAACGGAAAGAGAATCCCTATGCAGTATGATGAGATAGTGACCACTCACTTATGTGATGGCAGGTTTGAGATAGTGGCTGACCACATAGCATTGAGAGAGCTGCTCAACGATCCTCTCAACGGTCAAGAAGCTATTGAGAGACTATGCGAGAGCCTGTCAACATGGATAGATAACCAATTGGACATTGATAACCTAATAGGTTAATTGACACCCTGTTGTTTGCCAATGTACAATGGCGTTGTTGTCGTCGTAGTCAACAAGATGAAGCCATTTACTCATGCCTCGCCCCGTTATGGGGAACTACGACGGGGCAGTAGTAAGTGGCTTTTTTGTTACCGAGACAGCCGTCAGGGCGCGTCAGCTAAATGGTCTGCATGGACTGAACCCAATAAACACCGCACTCGTTACACCCGCGAGCAAAAGGCGACCAGCGTTGATTGACCGACTGGTAAAGCATACGGTAACTCAGGTGGAAGAAACTAGGCCATATGTATAAGCGAATCAATCCCTCATGGGCACTTGGGATATACGAGCAACATATCGTACATTCGGAGCGGGCAGGATCAATATCCACCCTAGCCAAACCTTTGCTTAAAGAGTATGATGTAGCCCTGAAAGGTTAAAACCCAATGAAAAACTTTATTGAACTAAATGTTGCTGACGAATTTATCCTTCGTTTCTACAAAGAGCCAATTGGTAACGACCAGAACGTGTATGTGTTGCGAGTGACGGAAGAGATCATCAAGCTGATTCAAGATGACTTGGATGCTTGTGTGAAGCGCCGAGCTGGCGAACTACAAACACACTGAGGTTAACCATGGCCGATAAAGGCATCCCATTTGATGTTCCGACCCGCGCAAACCTTTTGCAGGGCCAGAGACTTATAGATGAGCAACTTCGTGAGAAGGCTGCTAGGGATGCCAAGCTATCGCCGCTAGACAAAGCCTATGCTGCTTTAGAGGCTGCTAGAACCTTTGGCTCTGGCATACTGGCTACTGTCGGATCGCTTCCTACTAGAGCCATTAAAGGCGAAGACGCCGCCCAAGAATACATTAACCAGCGTATGTACATCCCTACTACTGAGAAAGGCATGGACTATGTTGGTAATGTGGGTAACTTCTTAGAGCAACTAGAAACCAAATACAAGCTGCCTCCTGTTCTGCCTGAAGCCGTTGCTTTGCAGAACGTAATGGGGCCAGCCGCCAAACAAGCTACTAAGCAAGCAGCTAAGGCTGCAAAGCCTGTGGTTGGCCAAGCCCTTGAGGACTATATGTTTAAGCAGGGATTGGCGCTTCCCGCAACCGTATACCACGGCTCACCCCACAAGTTTGACAAATTTGATGCAAGCAAGATCGGCACAGGAGAAGGCTCACAGGCTTATGGGCATGGTTTGTATTTGGCCGAATCTCCAGAGGTGGCAAGGGGTTACAAAGACAAATTGCAAGGCGGTGTCCTTGGGGAAAAAACAACTAGTTTTTTAGAATCTAAGTTGTCAAAAAGCAATCCAGAATTATTTACTACTGCAATTAAACCGCAAGTTTTAGACACCATATCTGCAAACGCAGGTAAAAGTCCGGCAGAGATGTCATCTGCGTTAAATAGGCTTGCTGATAGCTTTGAAAGACAGGGCTTTGATTGGCAGCTTGCAGCAGCGCCAAATGTGCGAGAACTAGCCAAGAACAAACAACTGCTCTCAGATATATCTCAAAATGTGGCTGGCTCCCTTTACAAAGTAGATTTACCTGACGAGCAGATAGCAAAGATGCTGGATTGGGACAAGCCGCTGAGTCAGCAGGCGCCGGCTCTTGAGGCTTTGAGTAAAAACAAAGATTTTGCTCAATATGTTGAGAGAATTATGGAGCGCCCTTTGTCTGAATTAGACGGCAAAACGCTTCAACGAATGGCAATAGGTTATGCGGCAGACAAAGGGTTAGGCGGCGCATCTGGCGCGGCTGACGTACTTCGCCAAGCGGGCATCCCCGGCATCCGTTACCTAGACGGCGGCTCTCGCGGCACTGGCGCAGGTACTAGCAACTTTGTAGTATTCCCCGGCGAAGAAGATGCCTTGACCATTCTTGAGCGCAATCAACAGCCTATAAAGAAAGAATCTACACGCATTGCTGATAACCCCGACACCATGATGATGGAAGTAGAAGATCAGAAGTTTGGTATAGGAGGAATGGCTGGCAAAGCAGTTAAGTCTGCCGTAGCCACGAGAGAGCTAGAGAAACAAGCTGTACTACGTGCTGAAGCAGCCGCTAAGAGCGCTGCCAAGCAAGCCCTCATGCCCCAATACAACGAAGCAGTAAAGGGCATGACAAAGAAGCAAGACCCTCTATCGTTTGAAGAGTGGAAAGCCATTAACTACCCAGAAGGAACCCAAGGGTTGCAAAATGCCCCTCAAAAGCAAACCTTTAAGTATCCACAAGAATCTTTACCCGCAGAAGAGCGTGATGAAAACCTGCAAAAGTTTCTCGGTAACAGCAGGATTAGGGATCGTCTTTACCATGCAACACCCAAGAATTTTTCCGAATTTAAGCCAGGTGGCGATGACCCAACAATCAGTGGCCCAGCAATTTGGCTGACGCCCAATGCCACAAAACAACCTGCCGCTCACAATATAAGCAGTCGCTCACAAGAGTTTAGAGAAGGAACCAATGTTATGCCTGTGTATGCTCAGGCTAGGTCTCCATTGTTGCTTGACGACAAGTTGGCAATTGAATGGGCAAGAGAGGTCTACGCTGACGGAAGCAGTGAATTTCCTGACTTGCTCTCCCCAAAAACAATTGAAGAGTTGAAAAAGGGTGGTTATGACAGCATTATTCATGCAGATCCCTACGGCAACCGCGGTGGTGAGCAAGAAATTATCATGTTTGAGCCAAACAAAATCAAGTCAGCCATCGGCAATCGTGGCACTTATGACATCAACGAAGCCGACATAAACAAAGCTGTTGGTGGTGCTGTATTTAACACAGACCCCGACATGAGTGATGGTGGGCAGATTATCCAAGGCCCTCCATTCAAACATGGTGGCGATGTTAACCTAGACGCAATGTATATGGCCGTGAACGACGCGAAGTTTAGAAGGAAGTAAATAATGGCAACAGAATTCCCCATCGACCCAGAGTTTGGTCGAAATGAACCACCTGCACCTGAAGATCAAGGCATGGAGGTGGAGCTAGACCTAGAAGAATCCAGCATAGAAGAACTACCTGATGGCTCTGCTGTGGTCACTATGGATAACTTTAAAGGCCCTGATGAGGACGAAGACTTCTACTCAAACCTTGCTGAAGACATAGACCCTTGGGAGCTGGACAAGATCTCCCTGCGCTATCTTGGCTTAATCGACAAAGATAAAGAAGCCCGCTCACAGCGCGACAAGCAGTATGAAGAAGGCATCCGCCGCACAGGTATGGGGAATGATGCACCAGGCGGCGCTAACTTCATGGGCGCTTCTAAAGTAGTCCACCCCGTAATGGCTGAAGCCTGTGTGGACTTTGCTGCTCGCGCTATTAAAGAGCTGTTCCCACCAGATGGCCCAACCCGCACCAAGATTTTGGGTGACGTGGATAAAGAGAAGACTGAGGTTGCCGAGCGTAAGCGTGACTTCATGAACTGGCAACTTACCGAGCAGATTGAAGAGTTCCGTGATGAGCAAGAGCAGCTATTGACTCAACTCCCATTGGGCGGATCTCAATTCATGAAGATCTGGTATGACGAGAACAAGAAGCGTCCCTGCGCTGAGTTTGTTCCTATCGACAATATCTTGCTCCCATTCTCCGCCGCAAACTTCTACACAGCCCAGCGCGTCACCGAGGTGATGGATATTACAGACTGGGAGTTAAAGCGCCGTATCAACTCAGGTCTATATCGTGATACCGATTACGTCCGTGCCACTATGGAGCCGGAACAAACCCGCGCCGAGAAAGCTACCGACAAGATTGAAGGTAAAAAGATTGACGAGAATGAAGACGGCGTAAGACGTATATACCATGTGTATACGTGGCTTGAGCTGGAAGATGACTCCTACACCAAGGGAGAGGCTGCGCCCTACATCTTGATGATTGACGACATTGAGAGCAAAGTCATTGGCCTGTACCGCAACTGGGAAGATGGTGATGACACCATGTCCAAGCTGGATTGGCTGATTGAGTTCAAATTCATTCCATGGCGTGGAGCGTATGCTGTTGGATTGCCACACCTGATTGGAGGCTTGGCAGCAGCCCTCACAGGCTCTCTGAGGGCTTTATTAGACTCAGCCCATATCAACAACGCCCCAACCATGTTGAAGCTCAAAGGCGGCAAGATCAGCGGGCAGAGCCAACAAGTTGAGGTCACCCAAGTAGTGGAGATTGAGGGTGCGCCTGGCGTGGATGACGTTCGCAAGATTGCCATGCCCCTGCCTTTTAATGCGCCTAGCCCTGTATTGTTCTCGCTGATGGGCTTCTTAGAGAAAGCCGCCAAGGGAGTTATTACTACCGCGGAAGAAAAGATTGCTGACGTAACCGCACAGGCTCCCGTTGGGACTACCCAAGCCCTGATTGAGCAGGGTGCTGCCGTGTTTGCTGCTATTCACGCCCGACTCCATGCAAGCCAAAGCCGTGTGCTTAAAGTTCTTGCTAGGCTGAACCGCTGGTACTTGGACGACATGCAAAAGGGTGACGTGGTTGAAGACCTAGAAATCACCCGTGAAGACTTCAAGCGCAACACAGACGTAGTTCCTGTGTCTGACCCCCACATCTTCTCTGAAACGCAGCGTATGGCCCAAATACAGGCCGTCATGCAGGTTATGGAGAAGCACCCTGACCTGTTTAACCGCAAGTCTGTGATTGAGCGCTTCTTGAAGCAGATCAAGGTGCCAGGCGTCAATGAGTTGATGAAGGACGTTCCTGATCCTGAGAAGCGGGATTCTGCCAACGAGAACGTGGCTATGGCTATTGGACAGTCTGCCTTTGCTTATATGGAGCAAGACCACCTCGCCCACATCCAAAGTCACTTGGACTTCGCCAAAGACCCAATCCTTGGCGCAAACCCAATGATTGCTCCCGCATTCATACCCCATGTGATGGAGCACATCAAGCAGCACTTGACCTTGTGGTATCTCAACCGCATGAATGGGTATGTGAACAAGTCCCTTGGCAAGCCTGTTACAGACTACGACGTGGAAGACGTTACCCCCAAGATTGACAAGCTGTTTGCTTTAGCTGGCCAGCACGTCAACCAAGACAGCGTACAGACATTCCAGCAAATCATGCCGATCATCCAACAGATGATGCAGCAGATGCAACAGTTCCAACCCAAGGCCCCAATGACTCCAGAGGCTCAAGTCCTTATGGATACCAGCATGGCGGAAACCCAGCGCCGCGCACAAAAGGATCAAGCGGATATCCAGCTCAATATGCAGAAGCATCAAGACGATATGGCGCTTGCCCAAGAAGAATTGCAACTCAAGATGGCTATTGCTCAAGGCGACAACGAAACCAAAGAGCGTATCGAATCTGCACGCTTGACCAGAGATGCCGTCAAGTTGCAAAACGAGCAGACCAAAACTGCACTTACTTTAACTAGCAAACAAGGAGGCCCATATGGCTACCAGTGATCAAGAACAAAAGAGCATTAACGTGCCACAACACAAGCGTATCGCAATGGGCGAAAAGCTTGATGGCACCAGCATGCAACCCAAAGGCCAATCAAACGGCTCAAAACCACAAGGAGGTCTGTCACAAGCTAAGAAAAAGTAAATGAACACAATTTCGGATCTTATAGGCGAGATTAAGTTACGTCAGGCTGAAATAGCCGCATCTCTTGCAGCAGGAAACGCTGTTAACTGGGAAACGTATCAACGCCTTGTAGGTGAACATAGTGGCTTAAAACAAGCCTTAGACATTTTAAATAAATTGTTAAAGGAAGACGATGATGAGTGAACG